AGTAGGGGTTATGTTGATATTTCTAAACGAGCCGTTGTTAGATTCAAACTGCGAGATAACCCAATTATCATCCGCTGTGCGGGTTATATCACGCGGGAAATAGTTGTTGTGAGTGATGGTAATAACGTCATTGCTTTGCGCGTAATGCAGCTCAAACAAATCATCTTCTTCATAAGGCGTTACCAGCGTATAGACGCGGGAAACAATCGCGCCGCCAGCAAAAGCCGTATAAGTGGATGTATCCAGATAGTTACCCAGATAATCCTTGAGCTTAAAATCATTGAGGGTAGCATCGGATACGCGGTAAAACCTGCCGTTCACCTCAACCATTCCTGCTTCATCTTCAATAAAAACATCGTTACCATCAATAAAGCCATGCAAGGCACTGGTAAAAACACCCTGGCTTGCCTGTGTAATGCCTGTGATGGTTTTTGCAGACTCCAGAACCTGCGCCCCATCCTTAATGATACGCATATAGAGATGCCCCAACTCAAGGATATAGGTTTGCTCCTGATTGAACTGGAACTTGATAACCCGCGATTTCCTACCGTAATACCGCGTTGGAGCAATGAATTTCAGCCCTGCGCGGTTAGATAAACTGCCCGAAAGGTCAACAGTGAAATTACGGCACTTACTTAATCCGGCGCGGTAAAAATCCGCATCAACCCTGCCGTGATACTCTTCCGCGACTTCGCCAGAACTAAAATTTGTGAAGCTGGACTTCATGCTAATACCTTATCCGCACAAATTCACTTTCTTGCTGCATATCCGGCTTGGATTGGGTTTTTTCTATCTTGATTGCTTCGGAAAGCCAGACCTGATAAGCCTTTTTCACTTCCGCTACCAATGCAGCATCTGCCTTGAGGGTTGGAGCAATATGTTGCGCAAGGAGCAAGGAAAGAATCTGCACAAATTCTTCTGTAAATTCCTCCTCATCCTCTATCAAGCAGTTATACAAAATAACGGCATTCTCAACATCGCAGAGGATGACCTTGCCACCACTAGGGTTTGACTGCTCCTTGTAGGCGGGAATATCATTGCGATCATGATTGCGAGTTGCGCCGTTATACAGCATATTGATGCGCTTACAGGCGGCTGGATATTCATAGCGATATAGCCAATCATCCGGCGGAGTGCCAAGGGATTGTAAAGCTTCCTGCCTTTCAGCGAACCCCCAAACCTTAGCGCGCAGAAGCAGACCAGCGCAGTGGTCAAAATAAAGGCGGCAAGCAACGGCGGCGGCTGAATTGTCACTATCTATATTATCAATGAGGCGGCTGATGCCTATCTGCAATAACGCCATGTTGCAAATAGTCGTTTTGGTGCTTGCCATCAGGGATACCCATTAGTCACTCGTTTTTTTACGGCTGTTGAACACAGCGAAGGCTTCCGCTACTGCGGATTCTTCCACATCATAACCAACAAACTCAGCTATCAGTTTAACGCGGGGTTTTCCGGCTTTTGTGTAATCTGTATCAGGGTCAAGGGCAGATATGGCGGTAACAATATCTTCCAGCTTATCTTCAACGATTGCTACCTGCGTAACCTCATTTACAACATCACCATCCACAACTTTATTGTTGCGCTCCTTGAGGAAATAAGGCTCTTTCAGTGATTCCGCCTGTACGGCAGCTTCAAAGGGTGACTTACGCTTTTCCAGTACAACATCGCCTTTGCTGAGATCGTGCAATAAGTGATGCACAATTTCAGTGGGGCTAGTGAAAACATCGCCTTTTTTGCCGCATATATAGTGCGGCTTGGAAACGCTGAAATCACCCAATGCTTTGTATCGGAAAACCATAAATCACCCCTTGTTGTTTACGCTAGACCCTGCGCTGTGAATGTTGCAATCTCTGCATCAAACACTATGCGAGCCGTGATTTTACCTTGTGAGAAATCACCGTTAGCTACCGTGAAATACAAATCAATGTAATCCTGATAAGGCACGGAGTTAGCGTAAGGCAGTTCAAAGTTAAACTCTGTGCCAGCCGCTAAGCCATTAGTGATGGTAAACAAAGTGGCGATGGTTGCAGCACTGCCGAAAGCCTCGTTATCATCGGTGCGCAATGTGACAACAGCGGTGGAATTATCGCCAGTATCATCAAAGGTTTCAGTGACAACAATGTTAATAACGCCCTTCCGGAGCTTGCCAAGGTCAGAGGGAGTGGTGAGTGCTATTTTATTGGTAGAAGCGGCGGAGGCTGTAATAGCCTGTCCATCGCTGAAATAAGTACGGTCATCGGTATACATGGGTATTCTCCTTTTATTTAAACATCATGTTGCAAGAGTACGGTAACGCTGAGCGTTCCGGTAACATCTATGGTGCTGGTAGCATCAATGGTTGCGGCAGAGCCAGACCAGTTGAGGTAAAGGTCAATAGCTGTTGAGCTACCATCCAGACCTGTAATAGCCGTGATTCCCGCCTTTTTGCCTGTGCCAGTGCCACCAGAAAGTGTTATCGTGCCAGTTACTGCGCCGAAATCAACTTCGGTGGAGGTAAGCGCAGCATCTCCGGCATTACACGCCGCAGAGCCAAGCCCCATAACAAAAGCCGCATCTCCTGCGCCGCCAGTAAGGGCAGAACCCTCTACAAATCCTGTGTAATTCTGGAACGCTGCAATCGGTGTGATGATAGCATTATCAAAATCAAACAGCTTATGTGAGCCGGAAGAGCCAGAACCCGCCGCATCCGTGACTGTCAAACGCACTTTATCCAGCGTGAAATCCAGCGTGACAAGATTCCCGATTTGGGAAACTGAGCAGCCGATAACACCGCTAGAAGGCTGATTGACTACACCCACGCCCTCCATGCCGCCAATAGCGGTTTTAGGCAATACGATGCTGGTTGCCTCCACATCCGACAGAACGGCGGTTATTGTGCCGCTAGTGTAGGATGTGCAGGTAAAGCGGTAACGGCGCGGGACATTGCCGTTATTGGTTTTTACACCCGATAACGCCAAGGTTGCTGCCGTAGCTGTGGTGGATTCCGCCGTGGTGTAGCTTACGCCATCCTCGGTATATTCCAGCCGCACCGCACCTGTGATGGTTGCGCCAGAGGCATTGTAGATGAAGGACTTACCCACACCTACATAAAGGTCATTGCCCGAACCTGTAGCTGTAAAGCTTTTGGTTATGCTGCTCATTAGGATACCACACCTTCGCTGGAAAGAATTTCATCGGCGCGGCGGATAGGTATGCCGTTCCATACGAGTTCTTCAAAGCTTGTGCCAAACTGGTTATTGGCGGTCATGTAGCCGAGCTGTGCATATGAGCCACGCTGCGCTTGAAGCTGAAGATTGGTGAAAATATCCGCATTTGCATAGATGATTTTCTTACCGCCCTTTTTCGTAACGCGAGCAAGCCCCTTAACAATAAGCTCCGGCAATTTAGCTTGGGATGCGTTATTGGTATTGAGCAGGTTTACATCAATGTTGGCGATACGGCACACGCGCTTCCAATCCGTGATGGAGATACCAGCAGACCATGACATGAGCGTGGAGTGCATACGCACCGGATAGCCGTTAGCATCCGGCTTGGAAATACAACCATCACCAGAAGCATCTTTCTCATGGAGAATCTGCAAGCCAGCAGGGAAGCCCTTCTGATAGATGCCGTGCATTTCCGTGGGATGCCAATCAATAATCCACATGGATGTATTAACTGAACTTACACCACCGCCATCAATGATATTTGCGCCATTTTCAAGCGAAGTATCATTATAGAGCTTGGAAAGACCATTGAAGGAATCAGGATTGATAGCAGTAGAACCGTTGAAGATAGTATATTCAAGCTTCTGCCCCAGAGCCATTGCGTGCTCATCCATTTTCTGCTTCATGTAGCGACCGGAATCCTCACCCCAAGTAAGGAAGGTTTTGTGGTCAACTTCCATGCGGGTTTCCAGCGAAGCAACTCCATACCGTACAGAATCAACATCGCTTTTACTGGCAGCGATACCGCGACCTGCGCGACCATAGAATACTTCCGGCAAGCTGGTGTTGACATGGGTAACGTGGCTTGTAGTATCGTTGGTTGCCATCCAAGGCATATCCATAACGACATTTTCAGCGCGCCCCATTACATTGACAATATCGCCAAGGCGACCATCAGGATCGCGCCCCTTGAGCGAATCCATCAGTGTGTAAGTTTCTGAACCATAAACAGTCATAAAATAACCTTTTTTAAAAGAGAATTGCGCCCTATTAAAAAAGGTAAATTTTTCACAAAACCGTTAGCAACATATTTTTTGAATCTGTAAAATTCATGAATTGCAATAGGGTGCTATAACTCTAAGCCCATGTATGTTTTCTTTTCTGCCGCAACTGTTGTTGTGGTTGTGCCATCAATGGAATCATCCGCGAATTGCTGCGAAATAGCCGAGAGGAACTTAATGAATGGCAAGCGCAACATCGCGCCGGATTCCATCATGGCATCCTTTAGCTCTCCACTTGGGTCAACCTTTGCAAAGAGCTTATCAATTCCCGCTACCGTGGCGGGAAGCTTTGCACCGCCAACATCAGGGTCTTTCTGGACTTCCTCCTTCCAAGCTTGCGCCTCTGCCTTCATGGCTTCCGTTTTTGCTTCATCCCAACTTTTCAGCAATGCCTTATCGCCTTCAACGCGAAGGTCAACGAGCTTTTGCAGGGCTTCTTGAGGGAGCTTGCTTTCTTTGCCAAAATCTTTGAGTGATGTGATATAGCCATCATCCATCGCAATACCTTCTGGCAAGGAGAAATCAGTGTATTCAATCTCTGGCGTGGCTTCTGGTGCAGGAGTTTCTACGCCCAAAGCTTCCGCGATGCTTGAGGGTTTGGATACCGGCTGTTCTGCGGTGGCAGTTTCGCTAACTGCTCCATCCGTCACTTGCGTTGTTTCCGTTACTGCTGTTTCTTGCGTTGTTTCGGTCATTGATATTTTTCTCCAGTTCTTCTAGTTGCATTGAAATATATTCTTTTGGAAATTGAAGTTTCAGGAACTCCAAAAGATTTAACGCCACACTCTGCCTGCCCACAAGATAGGTGGAGTGGTGCTTGCTGCTTACAGAATGGGGAATGGTATCAATCCCGCAATCCCGAAGTATCATTGCCACAACATACCTGCCAGACGGGGAGCGCATAACCTCACCCCAATGTTCAAGCATAAGCTGCTGCGCTGCATCTTTAGGCTGCATAATTACCGCCACTTGTTAAAGCATTCTCGCCGGATGTATCCGTTTGTGACAGCGTGCGGTTGCGTTCTGCGTCCATCATGGATTTTTGCTGCTGCGCCGCTTCTGCCTGTGCTTGCTGCCTTGCTTGGCGTATCTGCGCCGTGACATCATCCGCGTGAATGTTTTGCGGGGATATGGCTAAGGAATCCGCGAACTCCTCAATGGTTTCATCCAAGTTAAGCTTATCAATAGCATCAGGATAAACAGGCATGACGCGAGTTTCCACCAATTCAAGGAATCGCTCAACATTCGCAACAGATTTAGATTTTTGCGCCTGTGCAAGTGTAGAGATGAACTCAACCATAAGCGGCTTGCCTTCTAGCTCTTTAGGCGGTTTGGCTATCTTGCCGCGCAGCCATGCCGACTGAAAAATGAAATCAATCATCGGTGAGTGCAGATCAAACGCTGTGGATTCCGCCAGAGGCGTGAGCATGGATAATTTCTCATCCTGCGTTGCTAGAGTTTGCGCGGCTGTTAAGGCGGGGCGATTTGCAATATCCAGCATTGTGGTGAGCAGCGGAACGAAATACGCACTCCTAACGCGCTCCTCCAGCAGATTCACCTTATCAACCGCCATACGGAAATCAGGGTTTATCTCAAATGCTTTGCGGTAGGGATTTGCTCCGGTAAGCAAGCCATTCACATAAACGGTATCGTTTGCATCCGTTGACAAAAAGGCATTTTGAAGGCCGCTATCTGCAAGCATTGTGGGGCGCACCTGTTGCGAAATGCCTTGATAAATGCGCTTATCCAGCAGATTGCTTGCCTTATTATCACTGAGTGCGACAGAGCCACAACCATAAGCCCAGACATCATCACCAGTAACATGCATCCGGCTGCACATGAACGGCTTGAGATCATAACCTTTGATGCTCAGGAAGCCTTCTTTTTGCCCCAATTTATCTTTCCATATCCATACAGAAGCCCATTTTTTATCTTGGGAAAGCTTACTGCCCTTTTTATAATTCCGGTTTGGCTCAATGATATGGTAAACGGTGTATTTAGTTTTATAATCGCCCTCGTCATATCGCCGCTTGACAACAGCGGGGGTTTTGTCCTTGAACTTCATCACGAACTGATAGCTGTTAAGCTGCACCATGCGCAGGAGTGTATCCACACGCGCCGCCGCATCTGTGCCTATCATGAACGTGCCAAACGCCAAGGAATATGCGCGGATAATATCCGCATCGTCATCTTCAAGCATCAATACGCTCGTGCCGTAATCCATCTGGGTAAGGTAATGCGGCTCTAGTTTGTTGTAGATATTTGAGCCGGATATAATGGTTCTCACTACCTCACCAGAATTATAGAGCCATTCCTTCACTGGCTGGAAGTCGGCAAGCTGCTTGTCATCATAACCAAACTGAAACCACCGCATGGAACTGGAGGACATAAGCGTATGCATTCCACGCGCCGCTGTTCTGCGCACATGGAGGATATTGCTAGACACAAGCTCTTGGTCATTCTGCCTTCCGTCATTATCCGATTCATTATTGAAATAAGCAGAGCGTGGCGCAAGATAGGTGCGTATATCCTTCCAATGCGGCAAGCAGTTGTTATAAGTTGCTGTCAGGCAATCAATCAAATAGGAGTAGTGTTTTTCGGCTACCAGCATATCAAACCCCATACAGTTGCGCTAATGCGCTTTTGGCGGTGGATTGCACACCCGCGCCGGATGTTTTAACGGTGCTGGATGCTGCCGCGCCCTGCAACCTACGCTTACGCTCTTCAACGGCGGATTTCTGCACCTGAAAATCCCCCGCTGTTGCAACTCCTGTTGGGTATTGTGCGAGCAGGTCAGGATTTTTGGTTTTAGAGATGCTTTGCCAGTATCCGGCGATAGTCTTTTGATACTCTGCCGCTGCCCTAGCGTTCTGCTGGTTGATAATATCCGTAACGGCTGGACTAATTGCCAGCTTTCCCTGAGCGTTGAGTACGTTGCCCTTATCATTAAGCGTCAGGCTGTTTTGCTTGCGGAACTCATTAGCATTGCCAGCCCCAAATGAGCCAGAAAATCCAAGCTGAACCATCTGAATTTCAGTGTTGGTCAAACCAGCAAGCGCGAGCTGCTCCGGCGAGTATTGCTTACGCAACTCACCCGATGCCCTTAACTGCGCTGCTGTTGGTAGTGCCATAATTATTTACCTTTAAAAATAACGGTAAATTTTTCACTTGGCGTAAGGCAATTAGTATTTTACCACATCGGGATTCCTGCTGCGGTTAGTCGGGCGGATATGCTCCAGCCCTCGCACCTCTTCCGATAACGGCTGATAGAACGTGTAGCTCAAGCTATCGGCTAGCGCGGGTGATGCAAGGCGCAATTCCTTACGCCGCTTGCTATCCTTCGCCTCAATCTGTATCTGGCGATTGCTGGTGTAGAACCACTGGAAGCCGCAAAGCTCCTGTTGCAACACATCGCTATCCGGCACGATGCACGGCTCATCATCAAACCAATCGCGCATAATGCCCCAGCACCGAGCGCGAGCGTTCAGGTATTTAGATTCTGCGCCTTCCTTGATTGCCGCATTCACCGGAATGATTAAATCACCGAAGCCAAGCTCTATAAGCCTGTCACACACACCCTTACCCACGCCGATTGTATCAATAAATATAGCTTTCGGCTTATAATCCGCAATCAACCCCAGAATATGCCCCACAAGCTGCATGGTTGCGGTTTGTATAACTTCGCTTTTTGGTACTTCATAGCTCTTATAAACGATGCGCCCCTGCCTGATGGATACACCCATTGCATCCTTGCCATCACCTGCAGGGTCAACACCAATAACCACAGGCGCAGGATTGTGCGCAGTAAGCCACGCTGGAGTAATGGTATGCCTAGCCTTCTGGACTGCCTCAGGTACGATAAATGCACCATCTGCGCTTGCTTCAAAGGCTTCTGCCACCGTGCATGGGAACTCTTGCCTAAAATGCGGCTCTCCTCTATCCATGCTTGCTATCTTGTTCCTGCGCCACAATATTTGCTCTTTATCAAGCCCGAAGCGTTCAGCAAGCTCAACCTCATCGAGCGTCATCGTAAACTCGCCTTGTGTGCGATACTCATCCTGCCAAAACCACGGTATAAACACCAAGCGATAGCCATTCAGTCCCTTGAGAGCATCCATGCACATTTTATGGTATAAATTACCCATGCCATTTGCGGTGGATTCCAAAATAATCTCCGTTCCTTCACCCTCTGGGATTGTTTGAAAAAGCCCCGCGCTAATGTAAGAGCCGTTTTGCCACATCGCCACCTCCGTTCCGTGTAGGTATTGATAAGCACCAGAACGCCCTACATTCTGGTTGCCGGAGCTACCTATAGCATATCCAGAGCCTGTATCTGCGATAACCATTTTTGTTGCGGAATTAACAGAGAGTGGAGGCTTGAAATCATCGGGCATGTTGTTGTAGTAATTCTTAACCATACCAAAAATGTTTTTAGCGGCGTCATCGGTGTTGGCGAGAATGAAGCATTTTTTACCCAATGATGTTGATATTTTATGAAAAATCCTAGCCGCAGCCCATGTGCTGCACCCTTGTTGACGACCCTTCACAACAATGATGCGAACCTTACCAACTTCACGCAACATCTTATTAGCTTGAAATTCTAGGTATTTCTGAGACTTATTTAAAACAAAAGGGATGGATGCACCCTCTTTTGGCGTAATCATCAAGCAGTTGCGGCAGAAATATGGAAAATCAGACGCAAGCCTGTCTAGCTCATCATCAGTAAGGCTATCTGCTATCTGATTCATGGCGAGCCTTTATGCGGTCAATCAGGCGGGAGCGCGGCGTTTCTGTTATCTCCAACTTATCATTGAAGCCACCTAAGTGGCGCATCATGCTATCCAACGCGCCTTTCTTGTCATGCAGCTTAACCTTGACCTCACCGCCTTCACTGCTGAACTTATACACAACCTCAGAAACCGCGGCTTTCTGCTCGCGGGTTAAATCGTTAGAGTCTTTAAGCTCATTACCGGAATGATTCCAACTCATGTAATCATCTATATTCGCAAAACCTATCTTAGCGTACTCTTCAAGCACCATATCTTGCGTGATGCGCGTGCGTTCGGAGCGTTTTTTCTTCTCCTCAACTATAGCGGCGGCTATGTGTGGTTTCATTAGGTTCTCGCAACCGATGTTTCCAGCAGCATTTTTACTATACCCAGCCCTGATTGCTGCCTGCGTGGCATTTAAATCAACCAAATACTCTTCAATAAATCTTTGCTCTTTCGGTGTAAATTTCGCCATACCTAAAAATCGTAAGAATAAACAACTGACGCAGGTGGATAGACATCAACCCTTACGCCATTTTCATAATATGACCTTAAAATTTTCACATTACTGGATTCAACCTTTTTTATTATTCTGCTTGAACCCTGCTTTCTCCCCGCCTTATACTTATAGCCAAGCTTCAACCTTATTCTTCGCGCATAACTAACTGAAATCCTAAGCTCATGCGCGATAAACTCATCTGATACGAAATGCCCCTGCTTCATGAAGCTGAGTATCAGAATCTCGCGCTCTTTTTTGGTCATCACCCCCTCCCAGCCAGCATCATGCTACTTCCCCATAAACAGGCTCAACATCCACGAAGCTCGGCATGGGTGGCTGCTCTGCAAGCCACTTTGCGAAATACCTCTTGCCCCAACGTAAGCGCTCGTCCTCGGTTTCCTTCAGACGATTATCCACGATCACCTCATGAGTTCCCATTTCGCGTTGCAGGTTGCGGCGGAGTAATTCGCCCCCCCACTCCCCGTTGATGCTCTGCCCGGCAAAAAAAGGCGTGGGCGCGGAGAATATCAACACATCGCCGCGCTTGCCGTAGAACCGCAGCGGCTCGAACCATGTACGGTAGTTCTGGT